AATCCGAAGCGCTTTATCCAAAAAAAGCACTTTAAAGACTTCTCTTTTTTCATCACGAAGGCTTGCCGTTAGGTAATCAGAAACGGCTTGCGGACTTCTAACAAAATTCTGTCCGATAATGTTCTCTTTCAAATAGCGCTTTCCGATTTCTTTTATTGCATCCAGTATGGTTTTTTCGTTTTCCGTTAAATTGTCGCAGGGCTTATTCATCAAACCTCTGAGGCTTCCACTATCTCTAACAATTCCAGCGGCTCTTTCTATTGGTTTTCTTATTGCTAGTGCTACAAGCTCGATATCTGAAAGTTTTTCCGTTTCCATGGTTTTTTCTCCTTTGTTTTGGTTTTTGTTTTTAATGTATAAACTTTAAACAGAATAACTTGATATCTTGCGCTAGCTTATAAGGAATTAAAGACGGGCCTCTTTCTCCGTCGATCAATTCCATAAGTCTATAAACTAGGCAATAAAACATAAGCTTTATCCTTAAGCTTTTTGGACTAGTTTAAGGATACAAAAAGAGATGCAATTTCAGATATACTGATACATGTATATTCTGAATAGTTTGCAAACTCAGCTCTTTTGAATATTGACGGAATATTTCGACCGTCTAACATTTTTCTGTTTTTCATTGTATTTTTCCTTTCGGTTGTACTTCCGATTGATCTTGTCTTACTACAATAACGACTATACCAAAGTAAAGCTTTAGTGTCAATATATAGAGGAAAGAAAAGTAAATTATTTTTTATAATCGTGCCACAATACAATTATGCTAAAAACATAACGACAGGACGCGGCGCTTTTCGTGCTTTTGCTTTTAATGGAAAGAATAAGAACGTAAAGACTAGGCTAGAAAAGGCTATGATACCAAAAGTCGAAAAGCCTGGACTAGGATATATCAGCGTCATTTACGAAGCCATGCATAAAGCGCCTATTCTAGCTATACAGAACGAACGTCCTATAATATATGTTATGTAATGTAAAGACCTTTAGAAAGTGGGGAACTGTTAATAACATGTTCATAACATGGGAAAAACTTGTGCATTGACTGGCACCCTGTGGTTTTTGTTCTGACGGGCTTTATTAGTCTTAATAATCAGTCCAAGTGCGTATAAGTGTAGTGTGTGTAAAGGTTTAGGCACCCCCCTCCCTTTTAATCAATATGATGAATAGTCAAGACAGATCAGAGATTCTCTTATGTTTCACGGAAAATGAGAAAATAGCTTGTCTATACAAGGTGTCTCAAAACGCGGGGTTGATAGAATTGGAGAAAGTATGCTGATTTCTAAATGTTTCACGGAATAATGGCTAGCCCCCCCCCTCCCCCATAAAATAGGTGGGGTGTGGGTTTTGGATGTGGTGTGGTAGGATAAGTTCATGATAACAAATGTTGAGTACGAGAAGGAAACGGAGCGGCTGTCCGACATCACGCGTGCTTTGGAGGCGAAGCGTCGATTGAAGGGGATGGAGAATTACTCTCCGAACAAGAAGCAGATGGCTGGACATCTCTCTTCGGCAAGGAATGTTTTATTTTGCGGTGGGAATCGTTGTCTTTCTCCCGATCAAGAGATTTACGATCCTGTAACTAATTCACGAATGAAAGTTTCCGAGATTGATGGGACTTTTCATGTTTGCGCGTGGGATGGGGAGAAAGTCGTAGTAGCGAAAGCTCTTAAACCTTTCCGTAAGGAAAAGGGGGAGATGTTCGAAATCCGGTTAAAGAGCGGAAACAGTTTACGTTGTTCTTCTACGCATCATGTTTTAACGCATTTTGGTTGGCGACCCATTTCTGATGTGCGAGTCGGAGACGTTGTTTGCCAGCCTCCGTCCAACGAGGGCATCTTCCGAGGAGTTCGTGATGAAGATGTGATCCATTGGAATCAAAAAGCTCAAGATTCTCAATGCGATTATCAGTTTTTTCCCCATTCTTATGATGAACGACCTCTTTTGGTGTTAAAAACCGCCCAAGATGTTTTTCCATTACAAGGCGGTGTTCAAGAACATACTTGCCTCGATACGTTCTTGCAAATGGATGATTTTCGCAATATGAAAGGATATATCCATCCTTATCGAGAACTTTCCCTCCTTTCCAATTCGGATGTCCTTCACCAGATCGAGGGCCAGTCCGATGACATTTTATCTGGTACTTCTTGCATAACCTCGCAATCTGTTGATTTGAGCATTTTACCTGTTCGGAAATCCATTGATGAGTTTTCCCTTCAAGAATCCACTTTTTTATCTGTTCCATGTCCCAAGTCCGACGATTCCATCCGCCCATATCTTCCTCCTTTTGTTGATGAGGTAATAAGCATACACCAAATCGGTTACGACTACAAGTGGGATTTCACAGTTCCTGTTTATCACAATTACATTGCCGGAGGATTTATCAATAGAAATAGCGGGAAAAGCACATTTGGGGCTATGGAGATGAGTTATGCGATGACGAAGCTGTATCCTGAGTGGTATCCCATGAAGCGGAGGTTTCAGGGTGCTACGAAGGGGGTAGTTAGTGCCACGAGCTTTGGCGTGGTGATGCGTGTTATTGAGCCGAAGTTGAGTAGTCTTCTTCCTAGAGATTCCTACGTTGTAAAAAGAACCGCACAGGGCTTCCCAAGCCAATACAAGTTCAAGGACGGCAGTACCCTCGACGTCGTGACTCTGGAGATGGACAACACCGCTTACGAGTCTGCGGACTGGGATATAGCGTGGTTGGACGAACCCCAAAGCAAGGCGAAGTACCAGGCGATTCTTAGAGGCTTGGTTGACCGTAGAGGGCGGATGATGATCACGTTCACTCCGCTTACTGAGCCTTGGATGAAAGAGGAGCTCGCGGACAGAGCGGACGGGAAGAGCATAGATTTAATCCAGGTGGATATGCGGGATAACATGACCAACGTCGCCGGAACGGTGATTTTGAGCAAGGAAGCGATCGACGAGTTCGAGAAAGAAATCCCCGATGATGTGAAAGAGACTCGTTTACACGGAAAGTTCTTTCATCTTAGAGGAGCGGTGTATCAGGAGTTCGCCGACGAGCACATCAAGACTTTTGAATACGACAAGAGAAGTCCCGTCATCGCGGTGTTGGATCCTCACGACAGAGTTCCTCACCACGTTATTTGGGCGTGGATTGACAGGGACGATGACGTGTTCGTGGACTCAGAGATGGAAGTTCATTGCGAGCTCGATGATTTGGCGAGGATTATCGTGAAATGGGAGCAGGATCATAAGTACGAGATGAAGAAAAGATTTATTGACCCAAACTTCGGGAGGAAGCCCGCGAGAGTGGGACTGAGCACCTCAGTCATGCAGGAACTTCGGAAGCACGGGTGTGGGTTTTACGAGGCCAATGATAACATAGAGTTGGGTCATATGATGGTTCGTGATTATTTGCATTACGATTCTAAAAGACCAGTGACAGCGATGAATAAACCGAAGTTGTTCTTTCATCGTGAACGGGCTCCGAAGACTATTAGAAGTATGCGGAACTTGCAGTACGAGGAATGGGTCGGGAAAACAGCGGACAGTAAGGACCCGAAAGAAGTCGAGAAAGACAAGGAGAACCACGGTGCGGACTGCGTCAGATATCTCGTCATCGGAAGACCGAAGTACGGAGCCAAAGCGCCAGAAGTTGAGCTTACGGAAGCCCCGTATTAAAGATCACGATGGCAGGAGGAAGCTCTCAGGCGATCAAGTGATGCGGGTGCTTTCGATGATCGCGACTTTCACTGAGGTTCCGAAGATCATAAAGAACGTGAAAGAAGAGTTCGGGCTCACGATCTCCGCCTCCGCGATAAACTCCTACAAATACTCCGAGAATTATAAGCCCGAGATCGAGAAAATTCGTCAGCGTTGGGGGAGTGACCTCATGAACGTCGAGCTCGCGAACAAGCGTCGGAGACTCGAGGAACTCGAAAAAATTTATCATCATTCTTTTGAAACGGATCAGATGAAAAACGCACTCGGCGCTCTTTACCAAATCCAGGGTGAGGTCGAGAAAGATTTGCAGCAG